ATCTGGAACATCTAGAGGATGAAATACTCAACTATGGTGTTGATGGTGGGCGTGCTGCACTTAACTTCCTGCGTTCACTCAGAAATATGTTGGCTGGTGGAAGTCGGTCATCTGTAAATATGACGGTAAAGTGGGACGGAGCTCCTGCTATATTTGCTGGTATAGACCCAGAAGATGGAAAGTTCTTTGTTGCAAAGAAAAGTGTTTTTAATGTGTCTCCCAAACTTTATAAGACAGAAGCAGAAATTAATGCAGATTTATCTGGGGAGCTTAATTCAAAATTTAAAGTCGCACTTAAAGAATTTTCTAAGTTAGGTATCAAAGGTGTTCTTCAAGGCGACCTTATGTTTACTAATGATATCTCCACGGATACCATTGATGGAACCAAGTACTATACTTTCCAACCCAACACCATCGTTTATGCTGTGCCTGTTGCTAGCAAATTAGGTAATACCATCAATAAAGCAAAAATTGGTATTGTCTGGCATACCACATATTCGGGTGATGCATTACAGGATATGAAAGCATCTTTTGGTGTAAATATATCTTCATTGAAGAAATCATCAAGTGTATGGATGGATGACGCAACATATAAAGACACTTCTGGTAAAGCTACATTTACTGCCGCAGAGACAGAAAAGATTACTGGGGTATTATCACAAGTTGGAAGTACTTTTCAAAAAATTAATTCTGGGCAACTAAACTCATTTCTTAAATTACAAGAAAGTATGACAGGAGCTCTTGCGGGTGCATCATTAAAGACGTATAATAACAGTAAGGTTCGTGCTGGTGAGAAAATAACAAATCCTATGGCACATGCAAAAGGATATGAAGCCTGGGTTTGGGATTCTATTCAGAAACAAATTGATAATGCAAAGAGTGAAAAGGGTAAGGATAAGTATAGAAATATTCAGAAGGAATATGCAAGAGAGATAAAAAAATATACAAGAAATTTAATACAGGTTATTACATTTCAGAATCTACTTGTTGACGCAAAGATGTTAATCGTAAAAAAACTAAATAGTATAAAGGGCCTTACTGATACATTCATTAAGACCAAAAATGGATTTAAGGTAACAAATCCCGAAGGATATGTTGCTATTGACAGAGTAAGTGGTGGTGCTGTTAAGTTAGTAGATCGCATGGAGTTCTCGTTTAATAACTTTACAGCTGTTAAGAATTGGATGAATTAATGGATGCCGTGTATAAAATAACTAATACAGAAAACGATAAGGTTTATATTGGGTATTCCAGTAGAGGTGCTACCGATAGATGGTATCAGCACTGTGCTAACGCATTTAAAAAATTCAAAAGATCACGTTTGTATTCTGCTATGCGAAAGTATGGTAAGGAAAGTTTTGTTGTAGAAACAGTCTATGAAGGTAAAGATGCTCTATCAAAGGAAAATGAATTTATCATAGAGTATAACTCTAAAGATAAAGTTTATGGTTATAATATGACTGATGGTGGAGAAGCAAACCAACTTGGTAGGCGTTGGAGTATGACTGAAGAGCAAAAACAGAAGATGAGAAAACCCAAGCCACCTCGTAGTGTTGCTCATAGAAAGGCTTTAAGTGAAGCAAAGAAGGGTATTAAATGGGGAACACCGTTTCAACAGCAACCAGACGATAAGGTTTCTGCACACGCTTTGTATATGAGAGAGTATAGGAAACAGGACAAATGAAGAAGTTTAGAGATTTAGTTGAAGCTAAAGATACCATCGTATTTGCATTTGGTCGCTTTAATCCCCCCACAACTGGACATGAGAAACTTATTAAAAAGGTTGCGTCTGTTGCTGGTTCAAACCCATATCGCATTTATCCTTCCTTTACACAAAATCCCAAGAACGACCCACTTCCTCATTCTTTGAAAGTTGCATATATGAGGAAGATGTTCAAGAAGTATGCAAGAAATATTATTGCAGATAAGGATGCAAGAACAGCAATACACATTGCAGTAAAGTTGTATGATGAAGGATTTAAAAACCTTGTTATGGTTGCTGGTTCGGATAAAATAAAAGAGTTTGATATGCTACTCAATACTTACAATGGAGTAGAAGGTAAGAGACATGGATATTATAAATTTGATTCTATTGATATTATAAATGCCGGACAACGTGACCCTGATTCAAAAGGTGTAGAAGGAATGTCTGCAACTAAGATGAGAGCAGCAGCTTCTAATGGAGATATGGATTCGTTTTTACAAGGTGTTCCTTCTGGATTTTCTGATGGTAAGAAACTTTATAGAGATGTTCGTAAGTATATGGGTATTCGTGAGGAGCGTGATATGGGAAAGATGACAGATTTTGAAGAAATGCGTAATGCATACCTTACAGGACAGATTTGGAATGTAGGTGACACAGTAGAGGCTAACGGTGCTGTCGGTGAAGTTGTTCGCAAGGGGACAAATTATCTATCGTTTGTGACTGAGGATGGTAAGGTTCATAAAGCATGGTTGCATGATATTGAACTTGATGAAGCGAAAGTTCCTAACGATGATTTGAATTGGGTCGCAACGGGCGGTTCATTTGGTAAAAAAAGAAGATTCCCTACGTTTGTAGTTAAAAAAGAAGGAATCAAATACAAAGCATATGATGAACAAAATAAAATGAGTTTGAAAGCAGGAGCGAATAGTTTAGAGGGTTTGGCAAAAATGTTGCAACCTTATATCGAAAAGAGAACTGGTTACTGGCGTTTTGAACAAAATGAACTTGATGAAAGGAACTATGCAAAGGAATATGCGAACTACCACTCACGCCCAGAACAGAGAGAAAGAAATGCTGCGAGGCTGAGAGCTCGTCGTCGCATGGAAAAACTTGGTAAAGTAAAGAAATTTGATGATTTGGATGTTCATCATAAAGACAACGATCCTTTAAATAACGAAGAAGAAAATTTAGAAGTAACTACTAAGAAATGGAATAGAACAGAACCAAGATTGCGTGGTAAAGAACTTGATGAAGCATTTCCTATTCAAGTCACTGTAAAAGATAAGAAGGGTAAAACTCATACCACAGGGACTAGAGATTTGCGTGGAGCAACTCATGCTCTTTTAATACATTACAAAGAGATTCCGGCGGTTAAAGGTAATCTGCCCGGCAGTAAAGAAACAAAACCACCTAAGACAGAGATTTTTCTTGGCACTGAAAAAGAACTTGCGAAACAGGCAAAACATATGTTAAGAACACATCCTAGCGCAAAATATGCAATTGGTGCTGAAGTTGTTAAGTTGGATCAAAAAATGGTCAAGGGGGCTACTCTTGGTGAGGAAGTTAAACTTGATGAAGAATGGTGGAAAACGGTAATCGCAAAACTCAGTCAAATGACTCATCCAAAAGGCTATGGTAAAATGGTAAGAGATTATGCTGAACTTATGAGACAAGACAAATATAAAAAACATCCAAATCAGGCTGCTGATGAAGTTGCTCGTAATTACCGTGGAGTCAATACTAGAGAATTTAGGAAGTACATTAATAAATTGGTTGCTAAGAAGGTACTTCCTCAAGAGTTGAAGGCAGAATATGAGATGGAAGAAGCAAAATCTCCAACTCAAAAATTAAGAGATTTTGATAAGTCTCGCACTGCTTTTGGAAAGAAACCTATTTTCAAAGATAAGGGTACAAAATTTGTTAGAATGAAGAAGAAGGGTCAAATGACTATTATGAATGTTCCTTCTAATGAAGTTGAGAAGTATATTAAAAAAGGATATACGAGAGAAGAATGGTCGTTTAGTGATATTGTGCGTCAAATTCAAGAAAATGAACTTACTGATACAGAACTAAAACGCAGAGAAGATATTGCTAAAGACCTTTCGGATGATTATTTTAAAAAGAAATATGGAGATCGTTGGAAAGAAGTAAAAATGGCAACAGCGACAAAAATGGCAAAGAAAGAAAGTCTAAAAACCTAAATACTCATAGAGAGGTTATAACAATGACTAATTATACAAAAACAATGATGGAATCACTTGCAGAAGTGCGTGGAATTCAAACTGAAGCTTCCATGAAGCCTGCTCAGATTGATCAACTTAAAAAGGCATATGAGCCTATGCGTGGTAAAAAAATTAGTGTTAGTAATGCTAATAAGTTGTCAGGAATAATGGATAAGTTTGCTAAAAATAAAGATGTATTAATTCAAATAGTAAAAGCAGACATTCCTTTTGTTAGTACTGCTGCTGTTACCAGACTTATATCAAAACATGGTATGAAGGGTGCTGAGATAAACAAGTTCAAAAAAGAAGAGATGGAATTTTGGGCAGAACTTGATGAAGGTAGAGAAAAAGACGCAAGGCAATTAGTTGATCTTAAAAAAGAAGTAATGATTATCAAGAAGAATAAAGTCGTTGTTATTGATAAGAAAGATCAAGACAAATATTTGAAACAAGGTTGGGAACTTGCTGAAGAAGTTGAACTTGATGAAATAGCTCCAATTGTCGTCGGAGGACTAGCTGTTGCTAGAGCAGTTGTTCCTAGAGTTGCTAAAGCGATTGCCAAGAGAGTTGGAAAAAAAGCTGCAACAACAGGCGCTGGTACTACTGCAACTGGTGGCACAGGGAAAGCGGAAGAAGCTGAACTTGATGAGGATAATATGGCCTTGATGCGTAAAGCAGCCGGTGGTGCTTGGAAGCCCGGCCGGGGAGCCTTGGCCGGGGGGGCAATGCAGACTCTTAAAATGAAAGACGGTAAATTGAAGATGGATTCATTTACTGCTTCTGCTATCATGCAAGTTTATGATAAAGTAAAACCTGCTAACCAGAAGAAAATGGCAAAAATGATTAATCAGGGTACTAGGGACGGTATGGTAAAATTACAGTCCTTTGCTATGAAACAGGTCAAATCTGGTTACGGTGAAGAAACTGAACTTGATGAAAAGAAAGTTGATCATCAATTAAAAATTGCAATTGATACTGTAAAAAATCCAAATAAAGTTTTGTTGGGTGGCCCTTCAGTAAAAGAAGCAGAAAAGATTTTAAGAACAAAATACAAATACACAGATAAAATGATTGCTAAATTGAAAGAAGAAGTTGACCTTGATGAAGCAAAAAATTATACCATCAAGAATGGAAAAATTCATATCTCAAAAGCAGATTATGCGAAAAAACCAAAAGAGTATAAAGGTAAACGGGGTGGCAAACCAACATTGATGGCGCTTGACCCAAAAAGTGGTGCTACTACATCCTTTGAAGTTGTTTTTGAAGAAACTGAATTTGTAGAATGGACAATTGCTGAAATAGTCGCAGAACAACTTGCTAAGATTAAAGGTAATACTCCTGCTGATCAGGGTAGACGCGCAGCTGTTGAAGATGACATTGAACGTGCTGAAAAGAAGGGTGATAAGAAAGAGGTTAAAAAATTAAAAGAAGATGACCTTGATGAAGGTAGAATGAAAGAACTTCACGGGTATATTGAAGCTGGTAAATCTGCTGAGTGGATTGCAAAGAAAATGGGAGTTGATGTTAAAACAATTAAATCACTTATGAGTGAAGCATATGAACTTGGTACGAATGAGTATCGGGAGTATATTGAAAAATTGACGCCAGGTGAAGTTGATGAAGCATCTGCCCGTGCTGATGCAATGAAGGCAATGCGTAGGGGTAAGAAGGAAGTAGACCCTGCTGATGTTGATACAGATGCCTCTCCCGAAGATGTAAAGGGTGCATCAAAGAACATTATTATGCAATTGCGTAAGGTAATATCTATGCGAGGAAATTTTGATGTAGAATTTCTTGATAGGAAAAAGAAGAAAGTTCCAGTTAATATTGCACAAGCAGTTCAAAACAAATATAATTCTTTCAAAAAACCAGCAGATAAAGAAAAGTTCCAAGCACAAGTTGCGAAGTCTTACAAGGATATGCTGAGTGTATTGAAGGCTGGTTATAATGAAGAAGTTGACCTTGATGAATTTACTAAGAAAGATTATGATGAAAATGAAGACAACAATATGCACACAGAAAATGCTGTTGAACTTGCAAGAAAATTTGGTACGTCAAAAGAATATAATAGAATGGTAGCAATTTATAAAGCACACATGAAACGAGGTTCTATTTCATCTTCAGACCAGAAGGAAAGGGATGCTCTTGTTAAAAAATATCATTCTAAACTTGAATCTGTTATGCGTAAAGAAACAATTCTAGATAGGATTGATAGAAAACTCAAGGAGAGAAAAGAAATTCTTGAGGTTCTATCAAACAGATGGGAATTGGCCGGAAAGAAATTTTCTTTAGTAAGGGCCATCCGAACTCGGGC